GATAAACATATTACGTTAGGTTATATAAAGACAACGGTATATAGTTATGTTTCACGATACTCAAATACCAACTTCGAGTGCAGTTGCTCAAACACCACTGGAAGCTGCAGCTACAGAACCTATATATGAATCGGCCGACGCCACTATGGAAAGAGTGGATGAATTATTGGAACGTGAAAAGCGGAACAACAAAGCAGATGCATGGATCAAATTGGATAAACCACTTCGTACTCAAAAATTGCACCATTTTTCTGAAAAATATGGTGCAGAGAATGCATTATCTGTAAAAGATATTCATGATCTAAAAAACTTCTTTATAACACGTTTGGACAACAACAAACTCGGAAAGACCAAAGATGTTATCTATGATAGAGAAACGGGCGAGATAACATCGATACCTGCTCTTATATTCAATGCAACAAATCATCAGTTTGCTCTAAAAATAACAGACCCAAAACGCGTGTCTACAATCAAATCCTTGACACCTAAAAAGAGTTTGGTATAAAAACATGTCCATTGTCTATATCATTTTCAATCTATTCGAATGATATAGAAGGATTACAGTATTATATATATATCAGACTACAGAATCATTCACAATATGGATTCATTCGAAGATTTTGAGATTTTTTTTGACAGTGCAACTGAGACTGGTTCGTCGACCAGCGATAGTGATAGTTCTAGTGAATCAACTATATCCATGTCTGAATCAACTAGCATTTACTCAGTATCAAGTATAGATACTGAGAACACGTATATTTATCCATTAGATTGCATGAACGATGACGATATATATGATTTAATTGCAACCATCATGGAACTATGTGATGAGTTTATGCAAACTAATATATTGATGATGTCGTCCCCCAAATTTTATGAACATCTTACGCAATATATAACCGAGATTTTATATGCGGATATTGGATCGATCGTACATGATGAAAATTATGACGAAGAAGACGAACAAAATGAATATGACGAATTGGTCGAATTTGTAGCAGAAATCGTGGAGGATTTTCTGTCAACATGTTCCATTCCAAAGCGTTCTACTCATATTGGGACCATTTGTAATCCATCTTATAGCAAAGATGTTGTTCAAAAAAAAGTCGAAACATTGCAGTCCATTATACAACCTGCACAAAAAACAAAGGAATGGTATGAATTTCGAAACAATTTGATTAGTGCAAGCAACTTATGGAAAGTATTTGGTAGTGATGCCCAGAGAAATAGCCTTATTTATGAGAAATGTAAACCGATCAATCCAGAAAATGTGTACGCAGGTAGTGTTAGTACGTCATCCCCGCTCCATTGGGGGATAAAATACGAACCAATCACAGTGATGATTTATGAGAAGAAATGGAAAACAACTATAGGTGAATTCGGATGTATACAACACCCCCAATATTCCTTTATAGGTGCATCTCCTGATGGCATTAATGTGGATTCTGATAGTGCCCTGTTTGGACGAATGTTGGAAATCAAAAATATCGTGAACCGCGAAATAACAGGTATTCCGAAACAAGAATATTGGGTTCAAACGCAAATCCAGATGGAAACATGCGATCTAGATGAATGTGATTTTGTCGAAACGCGATTCAAGGAGTATGCGGACGACCAGTGCTTTTATGCAGACAATAACCACGAATATAAAGGTGTCATTCTGCATTTTATGAGCCGTGATCTCGATCAATTATCTAATACCGCACCCACATATCGATATATGCCTCTCGATCTTCCTCTACATCAAAAGGCGATTGCCGAATGGACTGCCGGTGAAAAGGATAAAATGAAGGGGGAAAATAGAGTGTTATTTACGACTATTTATTGGTATTTGGATGAAATTTCTTGTGTTTTAATTCACCGAAACCGTGAATGGTTTCAACATGCTTGTCCAAAAATCCAAGAATTATGGGAAATTATAGAAAAAGAACGAATCGATGGATATGCACATCGCGCAAGTAAAAAAAGGCCGAGAGGTCCATCCATCGATCTTAATGATCCAGACGTGTTATCTAGGACGAACTCATCTACGACGATTTGTTTGATCAAATTGGACGAAAACGGAAATGTTCATGTGTGAGCACAATCAATTTCTTCTAACAAAATGATATAGATATTTTATATTAGTATAATATACCTATAGCAACATGGAAAGTGTTCCTGATAACGAAATGTATGTATCAAAGCGTTCGGGCGTGCAAGAAATAGTATCCTTTGACAAAATTTTAAAACGAATAAAAAAACTAGGACAAGAGGCGAATATTAAATTGAACTACACTGCTCTTGTTATGAAAGTTATTGATCAGTTATATTCTGGTATATCAACGACCAAGATTGACGAGCTTTCAGCAGAGCAATGTGCCTCCATGTCCTCTATCCATCCAGATTATAATATATTGGCAGGGAGAATAACCATTTCAAACCATCACAAAGACACAAGTGATTCTTTTTCGGAAGTAATGACACAATTGTACAATTACCGAGATATTCACGATAAGTCTAGTGCAATGATCACGAAAGAATTTATGGATGTGGTTTCGACCAATGCAGAATACCTCGATAGTATGGTAGATTATGAACGCGATTATCTCATTGAATATTTCGGCGTCAAAACTCTTGAACGTGCCTATTTGATGCGATTAAATAAAAAAATTGTAGAGCGCCCACAACATATGTGGCTACGCGTTAGTATTGGTATCCATGGGGCAGATCTTGAGCGTGTTAAGGAGACTTATGATCTCATGTCGCAAAAATACTTTACCCATGCTACACCCACGCTGTTCAATGCAGGAACCCCCCATCCACAATTGTCTTCCTGTTATCTCTTGGCCATGGAAAACGATAGCATTGATGGGATTTACGATACATTAAAAGATTGTGCCCTGATTTCTAAATGGGCAGGAGGCATTGGTTTGCATATACATAATATCCGCGCATCAGGTAGTCATATTCGCGGGACAAATGGATCATCCAATGGTATTGTTCCTATGCTCAAAGTGTTCAATAACACGGCAAAATATGTTGACCAATGTATAACCCCGGACACTACTCTGTATACCACGAATGGACCAGTTCAAATACAAGATTGTGTTGCAGGTGAAAGCAAAGTAGTGAATGCAACTGGTTGTGTCGAAACAATAGGCGACGTATTAGAACATCCTTATAAGGGTAAACTACTCACTATTAAGACATTGCATTCGCTATTTCCATTAAAAATCACTCCAGAGCATCCAGTATGGGCAATTCAAGGGCAATCCAGAGATTCGAATGATAGTTTGATCGAAAATCGTTTGAACAAGGGACATGCAGTGATGGATTGGATTGAAGCGAAACATTTGGACAAAGATTCGATGATTGGATACCCGATCCCTACTTACACACAAGATTGCATTACTATTAGCGAGGACGATTGTTATATGTATGGTATCATATTAGGACACGGCTGTATGAATACTAATATAGAAAGTACGGGATACGAGTCGATCGATACTACCAATAAAAAACACATACATGATTTTATGACATATTATTTCGAAGAGAAATGTGTGAAATACCATGTAGATGTAGATATAGATAACAATACTACCCACATTCGTTGGTGTCGTAGTTTGGCATCACCTTTTCGATATCAAGACGTATATAACGTAGAGAAAGACAAACGAGTGGCATCGAAATGGTTGCATTTGCCCTTATGTAAAATCAAGCAAATAATCAAGGGCCTCATTCATATAGAGGGGCGTATTGAAAAAGAGATCACATTTGATTCTACTTCTCTCGAAATGATTGAAGGACTCCGTTATATGTTGCTTCGATTGGGCGTTCTAACCAATGGATACGTGCGCGACCAGGTTGGCGAATCGGAAAAAGGCATTCGCGAACATAAAAAAATCAGATATACTCTGTGTATTCCACAAACAAAAGAAATAGTCGAGCTGCTTCAGATTGAATATCAAGACACGCTGTTTGAGAATTTCTTTACCTATAAAAATATGCTTTTTTCTCGTGTTCAATCCGTTGAAGAACAGGATTACCAAGGCATATTATATGATCTTCAAATGACCAAGGAACACAATTATTTAATTCACAATGGACTGGTCCATAATGGGGGCGGCAAGCGCAATGGTAGTTTTGCTATTTATTTGGAACCATGGCATGCAGACATTGAAATTTTTTTGCAATTGCGTAAAAATCATGGAGATGAAGAATTGAAAGCCCGTGATCTATTTTATGCCCTATGGATTCCCGATCTCTTCATGGAGCGCATGAAGTCCGGCGGAGATTGGACCCTCATGTGTCCAGACGAATGCCCTGGCTTATCTGATGTATATGGAGAGGAATTTGTTGATCTGTATTGTAAATATGAGAAGGAAGGACGAGGACGCAAGACCATGAATGCCCGTGATTTATGGTTTCAAATTATGGATGCACAAATGGAAACTGGCACACCCTATCTATGTTATAAAGACGCGGCAAATCGAAAATCGAACCAGAATAATCTCGGCACGATCAAGTCAAGCAATCTGTGCTCAGAAATTATAGAATATTCGGATAGCAAGGAGACTGCCGTATGCAATTTGGCCAGCATTGCCTTACCTGCGTTTGTTAGACAGTCCGATGACGGCACAGTTTATTACGATTATGCAGAATTACATCGCGTTGCCAAGGTAGTTGCTTACAATCTGAATAAAATCATCGACGTCAACTTTTATCCAACAGATAAGACCCGGCGTAGCAATATGCGCCACCGGCCCATTGGCATCGGTGTCCAAGGTCTAGCCGATGTGTTCATGAAAATGAATCTGCCTTTTGCCCATGATGAATCCAAACAAATCAATAAACTCATTTTCGAGACGATTTATCATGCAGCGGTTGAACAGAGTTGTGAAATTGCAAGGGCACGCGGAGATCGATTGCAACCACTGCGCGATGGGGACAACTTTTCAGACGCACTTGGTCTAGATGAAGAAATCGAGTTGAGTAAATTATTGAATGAATATGAGAAGCCCAATCTACATAGTCAACAATCAGGTGCCTATTCTACGTTTGTTGGGTCGCCCGCATCTAAGGGCGATCTTCAATTCGATTTGTGGAATGTGGAACCGAGCGATCGCTACGACTGGGCCGTCCTCAAACGCAATGTTCAACAATATGGCATGAGAAACTCGCTTCTCACTGCACCAATGCCCACTGCATCTACTTCGCAAATTTTGGGATACAATGAATGTATTGAACCGATCACCAGCAACATTTATAATCGACGCACTATTGCAGGAGAGTTCATTTTAGCGAACAAATATTTGATGCACGATTTACTGAAACTGGACATGTGGAATGACAAAATGAAGAACAGCATCATTGCAAATAATGGGTCTATACAACACATTGAACAAATACCTTTAGACATTCGTGAAAAATACAAGACAGTATGGGAAATCCCTATGCGCAATTTGATCGATATGGCAGCAGACCGAGGGGCATTCGTGTGCCAAAGTCAGAGTTTGAATTTGTGGTTGGAAGATCCGAACTACTCGAACCTCACTTCGATGCATTTTTATTCTTGGTCGAAAGGTCTGAAGACGGGCATTTATTATTTGAGGCGCAGAGCAAGACACCAGGCTCAACAATTTACGATTGAACCAGAAAAGGGCGATCATACAAATAATTTAGGAAACGAAGAGGAAATATGCGAGATGTGTTCTGCTTAATTTTTTATAGTATCATTATATATATTATTTTATAGAAATAATGAGTGATTTCGTGGATCCAAATCAACCTACATCTGAGCTTGAAAATGATGTTAAAACAGATATTAAAACAGATATTAAAACAGGGATTGAATCTGGTGAAGATGTACATGTGTTGATCGGTGAATTATTGGCAAAATATGATCCTGATGACGTATGCAGTTTTCAACGCAAACCAGATGGTAGCAATACACCGTTGTGGAAAACAGAGGAATATACGAGCGAAATCCCAACGGATTACAACCATTTTACAGGTAAGTTGATAAGTGTATGTAAGGCATTAGACCAACCCGCTGATACATGTAGTAAGGATGTTGTTCTTATTGAATTGGCTAAGATGGCCGAATATAGCCAACAAGGTGCCGATCTTCTCGACAAATATAATAAGTTAAACAACGACGACGAATATAATAAATTCATGAAGGAGTTAGAGAAAGAATTGCCCGATGTTTCATCTGACGGCGTTCAAAATGGAGGTTCAGGTTCGATAGTATCGTTGTTGATACCTTTTCTGATGGTATTATCTAAAGACGTGAATAAATTAACAATATTTATGAATAAATATCTTGAACAAGGATCTGAAATTACCAGTGCATTAGCGGGTACATTATTGAAATTTATGGAAGATCTAGGAAATCAATGTGTTGCCATTTTGTATGAAGATTTTTTGGTACCCTTATTTCCATTCATTATACAAACATACGATATGACTATGAACAATTGGGACAATATAAAAAAGTTTGCACCTCTATATTTCAACAAGTCAATTGAGACGTTGAATTCCATCAACAATACCATCAATACCATCAACAAGACCATCAGAAATACCATTGAGATGAATAACCTTACTGAACTAAGCAAACAAATTGCTAAAAATAAAGAAGAACGTGGAATCGAACAAATGAATGCGAATACTATAATCGCTAATGCTATGAATAGTATGGAGGCAACCCGACAACAGGCAATAGAAGTTAAAGTGAAGGTTAATGAATCGCAAGCAATGATAGATAGTTTGAAACAATTAACAGCAGAAAAAGAGAATGCGAATACCGAGTTGAAAAACTCCGAAGAAAAATTAGAACGTCTTAACAAAGAATTAGATCAAATTATTCAAATAAATACAACTGGCATAGAGGGAAAATCTAATAAAAAACGAATTCGGGATATTACTAGTCCAGGCGTCGACGGCAATAATACAGTCGACGGCAATAATACAGTCGACGGCAATAATACAGTCGACGTTAGTATGGATGCAGGAAAACACAAGAAAAAGGCAAAACAGACACCCAAAAAAGCATCCAAATCCAAGACTAGAAAGCACAAAAATAAAGCATCCAAATCAAAAAAGTCAAAAAAGTCAAAAAGAGCCAATGCAAAACAAACCAAAAAAAGAAGACACAACAAGACCAAAAAATAATTTCAGTTCCATAAAAAAATACAGTATGTACAATAAACCGAAATATCGAGTTTGTTTAATTTTTTTTTTGTAAAAATGCGACATCGTCTATATTATGTCGCATTTTTAGATAGCAACGCAAGCAAACAAGTACGTCGACCATCGAGTTATGTAGCCCATCTACTTGTTCACCGTCAAACAATTTGGCATACAATTCGTTCAATTTGGGCCATTTCTTCGATGGTGGGCGACCTGGTAATTTGGACTCGACCAGAATATTACACATATCGGTTCCCTTGCGCATCGTACAGAATCGCTCAATACCATGCACCTTTTCATACATGGTATTGAATGTCATAAAACAATGAGGCGCTTTTTCCATTAGAATAGGGCGATTGCGCTCAATTTCGACCATGATCATCTTCTCGTCAAAGTCCATGTTGTGAGCGACGAGTCCGTCGCAAAACATGTAGGCTTCATAGAATTGCTCGAGGACGTAGAGAATATCGCGTCCCTGAGTCTGGCACATATCTTTTGTGATTCCAGTCAGATCTTGGACGATGGGGGGAATTTCGATGGATTCGGGTATCCTAACATAGGAATCGAATTGGCGGACTACTTTTTTGTCCGCAATGTCATATATTGCAAAACTGAGTTGCAATATATGAGGATATTGTTCTATCGGAACGGCTTGGCAACTTGCCCCGCGACGATTGTTTGGTAATAGCCCCGATGTCTCGACGTCGAATACGAGGAAACGTTTACGAAAGACGGGTGGCTGAATAACAGTTGTGGTCATATTGATAGACTTACTTGATTTATTTGGATGGATATATTACGATGTCGTAGAATCCTATCAATTTTTTACCATTAAATCGATATCATTTTCGAGCATTTCGAGTTCGCTTTGTTGATCCTGGATCATTTTGATCAAGTACGGGATCATGTCTGTCGTGTTCACACCCAAGTAATCGTCGCCATCAGGATGATCAATCTGGTGCACCACCTCAGGCAGTGCCTCCTTGGCT